TTTAAAACACATTGTATTTGCCAACTTAACAACATTAAATATTTTATTTGATATTGGGTCATCATTGAAAGATATAAACCTTCCATTATGTTTAATAAAGTCTTCATCTTTAATTACTTCTTCATTATTTTTTATCTTTTCAATATATTCTTCACACTCAGATTGACTTAAAAAGTTGTCTTTTGACATTACCCATTTAAAATCTTTATTATTTTTATACAAAACAATCTCCATTTATCCAAGTTATTAATGAATATCTTTTACCTGATATAATTGGTGTAACTCTATGTGATAGAAATGATGGAAAAATAATTATACTACCTCGTGTTCTTGGAGCGGTATAATTTTTTTCACCTGTATCATCTGTTATACCAAATTCTAAATCTCCACCCTCGTATTTTGTTTCGTCTGATAATTGAACAATAGCAGTTAGCTTTCTTGTAGAAGTTTCATTTGAACCCATATCAGTATGCCATTTATATTTACCACCATTTTCATATTTTAATATTCTTACTTTCTCTAACTCTTTTATATTATACTTCCATATAGATTGGTTAGACAATTCAAATATCATTTTTAGCTTGTTGTTTAGTTTTTCATCATTGATGACAACCTCTTTATTATCACGAACTTTTTTATTTACAAGGTCATCATCATAATTACCTGCTAATTCAGAATCAGTTACTTCACCTGTTTCTAAATATCTCATTAACTTTTGACATTGACTTAGTGATAAAAAGTTTTCTCTATGAACTACGAATTTGAAGTTATCATTTTGTTTCATTACTTTCTCATTTTATGTAATATTTCCATATACTTTTCTTTTGTGTCGTTTTCACCAACACGCCATTCTGGAATAAAATATTCATCTTTATATTCTTTTAAAAAATAGTCTACATATTCGGGTATTTTAATATTCATTTTGTGATATTTTACTGAACTATTTTGTAATAAACTTTTGGAATATATACTATCTTCGTCTAAATATGTATTAAACCAACTCACGATAGTGGTTTCTTTAAATACTGATAACAACCTTAGTGGTAAAAACATTCTGTTTATATCATTATAGGTATCAAAAAATACACCATCAAACTTTTCATCTGGCAAATTATCATACCAATCTCCAAAGATTATTTTTACATTTGGTTTATCTTCTGCCCATTTACAAAGTCTTTTGTGAACATCTTTATCTTTTTCTATAATAGTGTGTGATTTAATATCTTGTTGTTGAATATGTCCTGCACTAATTCCCATACCAAAACCTAACTCTAAAATATCACCACCATTTTGACAAACGACTTCGGCATGTTTTTTCATCATTTTGTCTTCCCAATCGTGCATAACAATATCTTTTCCGTCCATTATACTATTTTTATTGAACTCAAACTTTTCTTGTTTTTGAAAATCATACATTATTTAAATGGTTCTCCTATATATGTTTCTCTCATAATATATCGTTCTCCACTAATTAATTCTGATACCATATGGTTGGAAAATGATGGAAACATAAATAACCAACCTTTTTTATATGGTGCTTTAAAAAACTCTTCTTTTTCATCTTGAAAAGCAAAATGTAAATCTCCACCCTCAAAATCTGTTTCTGGATTTGATAATTGTATTAGACAAGTTATTTTATTTAATGATAAATGTCCTTTATCCGTCCCAGAATGCCAACCAAACTGATTTCCAATATTATATTTCAAAACTCTAAAATCACCTGAGAACCTTTCAATATCAAAGTTCCATATTCTATTATTAGTTATATTCACAATAGTATCTAATTTTTTTAAAATCCAATCGTAATTCCCTTTAATTTTTTCATTATGACTTTGTTTCAAAAATAGTTCATCACATTGTCTATATTCTGATTCAGTTTCTTCTTGAGTATTTGGATTTATAACTTGTGCTCTTGACCAACCATTTTCTGATTTTAATTCCAACAATAAGTCATCACATTGTTCCTCACTTAAAAATGGTATATGAACATACCACTCAAAATTGTCATTTTGTGTCATCTAAAATGGTCTCCTACAAATATTTCTTGAATTACATATCGTTTACCTTTACTGATTGGAACCACATTATGACACAAGAAAGCAGGAAAGAAAGTAATTGAACCTTTTAGTTTGTTCATTGAATACCACTCTTTTGTGTCTTTGTCTTGGATACCAAATTGAACATCTCCACCCTCGTATTCATTTGGGTCTGTTAATTGAACAATTCCAACTAATTTTCTATTAGAACAACTACCTGCATTGAAGTCTGTATGCCAACCATAAAATCCACCCTCTCTATACTCGATAAGTTTTAGTTCATCATCACAACCCTCAATATCAAATTGGAATATTTTATCGTTTACGATATTAGCCATTTGAAACATTTTGTCTTGTAGCCATTTCCAATCTTTGTTTACTTTGTCTGGTCTAAACTCATTGTCCGGCTGGTCAAATAAATACCACTCGTTAGTTTTTCTAATTTCTGGTATGATTGCAGTTCCACCTTTTTCATCTCCAACACAACCAATCACATCTTGTTCTGATTCTATTATGTCTTTGATTAATTCATCACACTTTTCTGGTGATAAAAAGTTTGGAATTTGTATTGAATATTTAAAACCGTCATTGTATTTCATATTACCTCTTTGGTATGTTGTGAACTAAAATATCACTTTGGAAGTAGGTATCGATATCCTCAACATCTAATGAGTAAAATGTTGTTTCTCCTGATTCTTCTGTCAATGATGTAACTTCTAATTCTGTTCCGTCTCCTTGTAGTAAATAATCTCCTACCAAAATATCACTTACTCTTTTCCAACTCCAAGTAGTTCCAGACTTAACAAAATAATCTGAATCGGAACTTACTGAGTTGGCCTTTGATAATTTCTTTGTTCCGTTTAATAAATAATAATCTGAAATTTCATCTGATGATACTCCAACTACAATTGAACCACTAAATGAACCTGTTAAGTTTGTAGTGGTGTAATCCATATAATCTATATCACTTAAACTCATATTATCTGGCCAATAAGATTTAACAATATCTCCAACTTCTACATCTTGAACTTGTTTTGTTGACCCGTCAAACATACTGATTAAACTTCCGCTTGCAGTTGTTCTACCATATGATTTAATTGTATATCCATCATTTCCATCTGTTTTGTATGATAATAATGGAACTACATAATTTTTTAGTTCTATCTGTTTTGTTGGTGTAGATAAGTAAATGAATCTACCTGTTTCTAAATTTTGAGAACTTCCACTCATAACTATGAAGTTTTCAACTATATGTCCGTCAGAACTTGCTGATGCGATAGCATCAGTTATTCTTGAATTAGAACCATTCCAATCATACATTTTATAGTTGTTAATAAATCCACCGTCTACATTTGGATTTTTCACAATAAAGTCTGGATTATTGGTGTTTGTTGTCGGTGATGATGAATCAAATAATGGTATTAAGCTTCCACTTTCTGGTGATGAATTTAATATTTCTCTAAAAATATTTTTATTAAACGAACCACTAACAATATTCAATAATGAATCATCACTATACCAAGGTGTTTGAACGAATAAATGAAAACTACCTGTATAGTCATCACTACCTCTTTGTGAAAAATAAGTGTGTGTTGGATTGTTATTATACTCGAAGTTAGTCGTAATATTATGTCTTGCAAAACTTGAACTAATTAAAGTTTGTTGATAAGTAGTAGGATTTTGTTTACTATTTTCATTAATACCATAAACATAACAAGTATCACAAGATTGTTCATTTGCATAATCTGATATTAAATTGTAAATAGAAGTTTGGTCGGATATTGAACCATTAATACTTATATTTGTATTTGGTTCAATAAAGTAAATGTTGTTAGAACCTGTTTCCACTATATAGTCCATATTACCAATAATACCAATATTAGTGTTTGAAGGCCAACCACCTGCACTTCCTGTGACGTAATTTAAATAATTTTCTGTTTTTGTTTTTACTGACATAATTTTCTCCTAAGAATAAATATTACCAAATCAAAGAATATCTACCTTTTATTTTGTCCTGTTTTAATTCATCATACAACGATTTTAGTTCAAATATATTTCTTTCTGTTGAATTAGGTTTTAGTTGTTTTTGATTTATCATTTCTAAAACTTTTTCATAATTTGATTGATTTGAAAAATGACTACCGATAATTTGTTTTTCATCTAACCATAAATATCTACTATCAAAAGAAACATCATAACCTGTATGTGCTCCATAAATTACTATCTTTCCTTTTTTATCCAACAACTTTAAACTATAATCTAATGTATCTTTTCCTAAGTAATCTATAATGATTGTTGGTAATCCTTTTGATAATTTCATAGATTTTCTCATCATAACTAAAGATGATTTTTGACTTAAGTCGAACTTTGTTCTATCAAAAGATAAGTCTGCTTTACTATTTCGAGTATCAGATGTAATAGTATAAACACTAAGTCCTAATTTTTTACATAATTCTATTGCTGCCTTACCACAACCACCTGAACCACCCCAAACCAATACTATATCATCTTTTTTATAATTACAATTTTTTAGTGCTTGGTAGTTTGTAGCGTAATCACTAATGATACAATCTTTCCAATCTAAATGTTTTGGTTTTGAATAACACATTGTATCTTTTACAACTGCATATTCCCCTAATAATCCATTAGTAGTTTCATATCCAAATATTTTATTGTTCATCATTGAATAAATAACAATTTCATCACCAACTTTTACATTGGAAACATTCTTACCAATCTTTTCCACAATACCACCTCCGTCTGTTCCGAAGATTGTGTAATCACGATTATTAATTTTATTCATATCAACTGGATTGCCAGAGAATGCCCATACAAAATTATATGTGAGTGAACAAACTTTACTTTTTAGTAAAACCTCATCATCTTTGATTGTTGGTGTTTTTACTTCTGTAAATTCTAACTCGTTATTTCTTTTTAATATCCAAGCTTTCATATTCTTCTACAAATCCTTTAAATTTTCTACTAATCATCTGTGCTGGTTTATTCCAGTTATCAACTTGCCCAAAACAATAATCATAACCTTGTTCTTTTAAATCATTAAATCGCATCCAAACTAAATCTTCACCTAATTTTCCATCTCTATACTTTGGAACTACATAACGATTACATAACTTTGGTATTTCCCAATTGTAATCTATGAATGCCCAACCCTCAGTAACTGGTAATTCTAAACCTTCTCTACCGTTACCAACTAAATAGAATCTCCAGTTATTTTTTAAACGATATTCTAAATCAGACATATCCCACTCTTGCCAATCTTTTCCAAATGAATCTTTAAAGTTAGTTAATTCTTTTTCTATTGATTTTAGTTGATATCGACTAAGACTGAATTTGTCAAAGTCCATATAAATACGAGTTTGTTTTGGTGTATATTTAGTTAAGTCTACTTTATAATACATAATTTAACACTTCTAAATCATCTTTTGCTAATTGTTTAACTTTTTCTATTGTTGAGTTATTATAATATTCTGAATAATGTTTGTGTTTAGTTGAATTTTCAAAACCCAATTCTCCATCAAAGTGTTTGTTAAAGTCTTCTTGTAAATTTTCAAATCTTCCGACAAAATCTAATTTATCCAATTCATAATCTACTTGCTGAACATATACTAAATTTATATTATCTAACCAATCAGAAAAACTTAAACCTTTCGGTCTGTAATGATACAACGAAACAAATCTATCAAATGGATTTCTTACAAATGCAAATTTAAAATAATCTTTACATTCGTTTGGTATGTGAGATGAATCTAAATGATAATATTCATTATATTGCTTATCGTGTAGATTTAAAGTAGTTTTTATACTTGAACCACCTGTTCTGGATATATGGATAAAAACTAACTTCTTATCGTGGTCTATATACATTATTTGTCAAGACCAGTTCCCTCTAACATTTTAGATGGAACGGTTCCACAATTGCCACAACTAAATACTTGAACTGGAACAATTGCTTCTTTACCTGTTGGACTCATCAATGCAGATATTTTCTTTAAAAAGAAAGACTGAATAAATGATGCGTTTCCACACTCTTGACATTGAACCGTATCTGAAATGATGATTTCTTATCTTGTGTTTTCAATATATCCAAGACTTTGGTTTTGTAATCGTTTTGTGTGATTGTATTTTCATCAATTGTTAATTTACCATTTACAACTTGCCTTTGAGAACCATTGATTACTCGTCTGATATCTGGATAACCACTATTGACAATAGTTGCGATATCTTTAACATCATACTCAATGTTTTCGTTGTTCAAGATGTTTGCTAAATGTTGTGCGACTTGTTTTCTGTCTGGTGGAATTATCTGAAATGATTGACAACGACTTTGTATCGGGTCAATGATTCTTTCCACATAATTACAAGTCAATATAAAACGACAATTCTTAGAGAAAGTTTCCATTAAATTACGAAGTGCTGCTTGAGCGTTTGGTGTAATGTAATCACACTCATCTAAAATGATGACTTTCATATCTTGGAACCCTAATGTTGATGCGAAGTTCTTTACTTTTTCTCTTACGACATCAACACTATTCTCGTCGGATGCGTTTATGTATAGATAATCACAATCAATATTATTGACCAGTAGTTTGGCAAGAGTGGTTTTACCAGTTCCTGCCCTACCGAACAATAGTAGGTGTGGTATATCTCCTGATTCCAAATATACCGACACCTTTGATTTTAAATGGTCATTACCAATGTAATTATCTAAGTTGTTGGGTCTATATTTTTCGACCCATAATGAGTGTTTTACACTCTCCATTAGTTAACTGCCTGTGTTGATACCAAGAAATATTCTGAATCGTAGTTATCGATTGAGAATTTGATTCTTGATAAACCTGCGGAACTAACTTCTAATGTTGCACTTTCACAATCTTTATTTGCATTTAAGATTGATGCGAACATATTTGCATTGAACGAGATTGGTTCAATGTCTGCGGATTTAGTGGTTTCTACTGGAATCGTTACACGATTAGATGCGATTGACGCATAACCGATAACGATTTTAGTTTCTCCGTTTTCAGTCAAAATGGTAAATGTTTCTGCTTCGGATAAAGCACCTTTACCACTAATGAATGTGTTGACAAAATAAGGGTCTACCTTAATACCTAACTCAAATGAATCTGGTAGATTCTTAAGTGCTGGTGGTGTAGGGATAACCGATAAATCTGACAACATATATTTTGACTTTGTTTTTCTTTTTGTATCTTCGAACTCCATTGAGATAAACTTATCACCTGATTGTGATAGATTTACTTCAATATCATCTCCCAATACTGATAACAATGATGTTAATTGTCCAGTATTGTATACACCTAATTCGCAAGGCGATAGATGTGAGAACTTACTCAACATTACACTACCCACAACTGACTTATCACCTGAGATAAATCTTGTTGATAATGAATTGCCGTTTGAAGTCCATTTTGTTGATTTAATTTCTCCACCCAAAGTGTACTTTGTGATGAAGTTTGTTAATTGACTCTTGTTCATAACCATTTTCTCCTATTTTTCAATTATAAATATCATTTGTTAATTTTAAAACTTAAATTATTTTTCAAAAAAACCTACTCATTGATTGTGTTGCATCCTCTACTCCACCCCATTTTAATGCCTGATAAAACATATCTATCTTTTTACTCATAGCCTGTTCATACATTTTGTTATGGTCTATGTATTTTTTAATCATATCTAAAATTTGTGGTGGGTCCTCATAACCTTTATATGCAATCGTATCAAATCCAAACTCATTTTCTTTTAAATACACCCACTTAATTTTGTTTCCGTTTCCAATCTTTTCATATCGTTTTCCCTCATACCAATAATCAATTAATGAATTATAGTTGATGGCTGATTTAACGTGAACTGGTGTTCCTTTTTTATATTGTGAAAATGAACTTTCTTCATCTTTCACTTCATACTTTCCAATACCTTTTACACCGATTGGATTTGCCATAACATCATAATGTAATGATGTCATATTTCTTTTAAAAATACTAATTCTTTCATCAATCTTTTCTTTCGGAACATCTGCCAAAATATCATCCAATACTTTTTGTAGTAAATCTTTCATCGCAACTGCGAAATTACTTCTAATGGTATCCAATCCTTTAACGTGAATCTTGTTTACTTTACGACCAGCATCATTTATGATTCGTAATCCATATCGTTTCTTCGTAATGAATAATCCTGTTTTTGCTACCACCTCTTGTTTAATATCAAACACGTGTTCATCAATATTACAAAACTTCTTGGCGAAATAATCATAAGACTTATTTAAATAATCTTGTACTTCTGCACAAATATCCATAATTCTTTGTGTCATCATAGTTTCGGTTAGTTCTTGGTTTGGAAATCTTTTCTTGACTAATGGAACTGCTGAAGCAAAGATAGAGTCAGTATCAATGTAGATAACATAATCATCAGCAGTTCCAAGTTCTTTGTTATAAAAATGATTAGTAATTTTTTTACTAAATTTAATTAATTGTTGACCTGTTAGTGTCGTCGCTTCCGCATTATCCAAATCATAAAATCTAAATACTGGCAATCCCAACACACCATACAACGAGTTCAATACAATCTTTTGAATGTGTTGTCGTCTATCAAAATATTGTTCTTTTACTTTGTCTCCTTCATCGTGAAACTTCTTAACAAGCTTTCTCATCTCAACTCTTTCATTAAACCATTTTTCTAATAGTGCTGGAATCAAACCTTGTTTGTCAGTTCTGTATATAACTCCATTAGATGCGATAGAAACTTTTGCTTCATCAAAGTATTGTTGAAGTTCTCGTTCCGTCATCTTGCCCATTTCTTTACCTTTTTTGTTCAGTAATGTATAGGTTTTTTTGTTTTCTTTCTTTAAAAACTCTTCATCATCCCAACCCACTACTTTTCCTACTTTGGTTTCTGGTGAAATGTTTAATGAACGAATCACACTCGGATACATAGAAGTAATATCCAAGTCATAAACCCAGTCGTGTTTTCCTGCTTGTGGTTCTTGAACATATGCCCCAGCAAACTTGTCTTCTAAGTGTTGTTTTGGTCTTGGTGGTTTATTAGGTGCAACCACTCCAATCTTTTTCAAATAAACCAATATCGCACCTTCTAACCAACGACTTGACATTTGGATATCTTCATAAGGAACGTGTCCAAGATGAGCAATACCACGAGCCACATTAATAAAATCTAATTTTCTATCTAATTCAACTAAGATTCTTACATCTCGAATGTTGTAATCAATAAATGTTTGTAAGTCTTTTTCATACAAATCATTCAAAGTTCCTTCATAATCAACCTTTTTCATACCGACTTCTACTTCTCCGATATAATCTAAACGATAACTTGACTTTTGTCCAAAAGTAAATTGTCTATATAATTGTAAATAATCCAATGATGAAACACCAGCTATTGTGTGTTTCTTTTTATATTCTGAATAAATAACTTGTGAAATCGGTGATAAAAGGTTTGCCACTTCTGGGCCCAATACTCTTACTGCTCTGTTATATAGATAAGGAATGTCAAAGAACTCTGAGTTCCAACCTGATACGATTGTTGGTCTGATTTCCAAATACTTTTGAAAGAACTTATTCAACATCTCGTATTCTGTATCATAGAACTCTACTACTTCGTCATCTTTTGTATAACTCTTAATTCTTTTTTCAGCATCATAACAATAAGTGAAATATTTGTCTGTTAAACAATCATATAATGCGATTGATGTGATTACATTTTGTGCTTTTTGAACATCTGGGAATCCATCTGTGACTTCTACCTCGATATCAAAAAACATAATTCTATGTCCAACCGACATCTCATCTGAATCTCCATAGTTATCAACTAAAAATCTTGTTGTTGGTGGAACATCTGATTCGTGTAGTGTTGGTTCGTCTTTATCCCAAGTCGTAACCTTTTTTAACCTATCACCATATAATGAAACGTGTTGTCCATTTGAATGTTTAACATAAGCATATTTTCTAAATGGAACTTCCAAGTGTCCACGTTGGTCGTCCCAAACGTGCATTTTCATCTTACGAATATCGAAATGTATATTTTGGTAAATAACTGACTCCTTCTTTAGTAATAAGTATAACGATTAAATTTGTAAATGTAATTTATTTTGTTCGGAGGCGACATTTCTGCCGCCTCCTTTTAATTAGAAGTTGATTGTCAAACCAACATTAGCATATCTTGGTGTTCCCAAGAATACTTCTGCGTTGTGTGGTAAGTGTTGTTT